GCGATATATGATGGAACGAAATGCTGATGGAGCGAAATGGAATGCATCTATGTGCATTTCGGTGCGTACACATCGGTGCGTCTGCATACAGTAAGGAAGTGGCAGGGATGGGTTTCGGGCCTTCATTTTAGTACGATTTGTATTAAAACGCCTCGAAATTTAACACCTGTTAAATTTTTCGACCCATTTTGTGAAAAAGTTTAACAACCTAGAATTGGCTCTAGCACTACGTTTTTTGCCGATTTTGCCCTATTTGTTAAGGTTGTTAAACTTGTTAACCCAACTTTTTCTATATAAAAAAAAAATCGTAATTAAAAAAAGAAAATTAATTTTCAAAAAAGTTTATCTCACAACCTTAACAACCTTAACAACCTCAAACGAATCAAGTGCTAGACTCATTTTCGCCTGTTAAATTACCTGTTAGAAAAAAAGGGGTTGTTAAGAAATTTCGGCACATTCTGACGGCCCATCCTACCCCCTAAAAAAGTGAGTTCTGAAGCGGGCCGAATGCATGCTATTTCGGCACGTTCGAAGGTCGGAACGCTACATTCCATAACGTATTGACGTGTCAATACATTTCGGAACGCAAATAAAGAAACGAACATTTCAGCCCATCACTTCTACCCCATAGCATTACGGCACACCATATCACACCAAGCCCTCTTTAGTCGAAACGAACTGTCGCACCACTACAAGGAGTCGTTGTATCCTCTGTTGTATTCTTGTCAGTTGTTCATCGCTTTACTGCCATGTGTATCCTTGCCAGTGTCATTGCAAAACGAAAGAGTAACGCCAAACAGTGTGACACTTGAAAAAAAACATCATATGCAAGCTTATCTGAGGTAATTTTGCAAACCCACCACCCATGCAGGTTTCCAATATTTTAGGATAATCCCCACTCCAGACCCAGGCCTCGATGCCAAACATCTGTCACGTTCAGCCTCTGTATCATATTCGATAGGATTTCACCGCACCACACATACACACTTACCGAAATTATGTGCAAGGCTAAAGCCTTGCCCACAATTTCGCCGTCTTAGCCGTAGTCGTATCGAAGAATAGCGTCTCAACTTACCTCAGCATTGTTTCTATACGTAACAATTCAGTGGGACTACAATTTGCCCGAGCCGTCCTCGGGCAAATTGACGGCGGCCTATCGGCCACCGATGTTTTCGGACCGTGCTTCGCTAAAGTGGCTTCGGTGTTCGGGCTCGGGCAGCCCTCCACCTCACCCAGCTCGCATAAACCTCTCTCTCTCGCCTCCTCATTGTAACATATCAGCCAAGGCACATGATAAAAAATGGTGAGCATAAAAGCCTATTTTAGGGGATATTTTTATTATAGGAAAACACATTTATCCCTCCCCATTTTTTATCAACTCGATTATTCTAGTCAGGTTTGGGGTTCCGTCAACCCCAAACCTTCCTGAATAATCGGGCCTTGTCTTGATATGTTCCTGCTGAGGTGTCGAGAGAGAGATAAGACAAAGCCTCTCGAATAGATTAGATTTCATGGAGGTAATGAAAATGAATAAGCAGATTAGTTTAGTAAATCAGATGAATCAAGAAGATGTTAAGGAGGTAGCGAAGATGAATAGAACTTTAGTTTCTATCGAAGAATTGGAACGTCCATATGTATTCAGAGATGATATCCCACCATATCAGCATCGTAATTCAAAGTACTTCACAGAGATTGACGCATTCAACGTTGCGGAGATGATAGCTCACGAAGACGACACTGTAAAAGCGATTCTTCAGTATATGGAGAATTGCAGAGACGAAGAGGAGTGGCTTTACTTAAAGTAAAGCCACTCTTTCATTTGTATCGTTTAAAACAAATAAAAAATAGAACAAAATAAAACAAATAAAACAAAAAAATCACTGATTGCTCCCGACCCAGTTGCCAATAGACGAGGGTGCTTAGGCACCCTCGACGGGAGCAATTGTGAAATCGGGATTGCCCAGCAATAAGGGCTGTTAGCATTTCACTCTTGCTGGTAGAAAAAATAAAACAAAGTAAAAAAAAAATAGAACAAAGTAAAACAAATAAAACAAAATCACGTTAATTTCATTATGGAGGTATGCAAAATGAATAAGCAGATTAGATTAGCAAATCAGATGAATCAGATGAATCAAGCAGATGCTAAGGAGGTAGCAAAGATGAATAGCAACGTTAATATCAGTAAGGAAGTTTTAGAACTTGTAGAAGGTTATATCAAAGTACGTAACTATAATAACCGTTATGGACAGATTAGCATGGAAGACTTCACAGAACAGAAGCTTCTTGGATTGCAGACGAAGTTCTATAACGTAAAGAACTTCGCACTTGCGAATGGTTTCGACGTAGAGCTTGCACGAATGAGCATCGTAGAAGACTTCAGCTTCATGGAGGTAGTTAAAGCCTGTGAGACCGCAAATCACAGTGTATCAGCAGTATATCGCAAAGTCCGCAAGAACCGTGGAGAGGTCGAAGGGTTCTATAGACCTTTCGTTTCTAAAGACGAATGGGAAGCTAAAGTAGCACCAGAACGCAAGGCTTTGGAAGCTGAGATGGAACCGATTCACGCATGGAACGACAAGTACAACGGCGTCAAGTCGAAGCTTACGACCAAAGCACAACGGGCTATGTTAGAAATGCTTCGTAATGCAGATTGGTTGAGGATTAAGAAGCATCAACCGATGATGAGCAAGGAAGAGATGAAAGCTTTCGTTGAGAGAAATGCAGAAGCTGTTTTGAAGCGTAACCCAGAAGACCATAGCAACAACTGCGTGTATCTGAACGAAGCTCACTTCAGTATAGGACCTGACCCACGTGACCTTGAGTTAGACATGGATGACGAAGATAACACGACATGGATTACGAAGCACGAACACAAATACGACCTTTCTTTCCAGCTCACTGAGAAAGGTAAGAAACTTGGATTGCTTCGTCCAGAACCGAATGCACCGTTGACGGACAGAGTCGACGACCCAACGTATATCTCACTGTATGCCGCTTTCACGATGTTAAAGGTCGTCAGACAGCGTCACACAGTTGCAGAGTATAGGAACCGTCACGACACCAGTGGTAACGCATATCTGCCACATGGAGTTAAGGAAGCCATCATTGACTTCCACGGAGTCACAATTAAAGCTGAGAACGTAACATTGCGTAAGGACGAACAGCAAGAATGGTTCGATAGCAGAACGAAGGATGAATATCTGCAGGATGTAGAAGATGACGCATTGCTTCGTAGCATTGAAGCAAAGCTTGAAACGGCGGTTCGCCTTTATAAAGGTGAGAGCCAACCGATCACAACTAAAGGAACGATGACGTTGATTCATGAAAAGTGGGAACGCCCACAACGTGACTTTAAACCGTCAAAATATAGACCGTGTGACTATTACGAATATGAGGTTGTAGAACGTAATGGTGAACAGTGGGTAAATAGCATTCCACGCTGGTACGATAAAGAACGTATCACAGTTGTAACGAACGATATCTACATTGAGTCGATGCTCAATAGAAACAACGTTAAAGTTAAGTTCACAGAAGCAGAGATGAACGTATTGCGTAGACTGGACCTTGCAGAATAAGGTCCAGAATAACGCATCAACAGAGGACGTTCCGATTCATTTCGGAGCGTCCTCTATTTTTTTATGTTCGTTACCTATAAAAATTAAAACAAATAAAACAAAGCAGGTCTTACGACCTGCCGAGCAATGCAAATTGAATAAAAAATATATATAAAAATAAAAAAAAAAATTAAAACAAATAAAACAAAAAAACACTGATTGCTCCCGACCCAGTTGCCAGTTGACGAGGGTGCTTAGGCACCCTCGACGGGAGCAATTGTGAAATAGGAGGATTTCCCCAACCCTTATTAATAGTATTCAATCTAACTGTTGAAAATAAAACAAATAAAACAAAGCAGGTCTTACGACCTGCCGAGCAATGCAAATTGAATAAAAAATATATATAAAAATAAAAAAAATTAAAACAAATAAAACAAATTATCAAAACATTAACTATGTATCTAAAAGGAGGTACTTGATATGTCTATTCGTTGTATTGTTTCTGGATGTCGTTATTTCAGTGACGCAGAGTTTACAGACGCCACATTACTTGAGCTTCTTTCCAACGTTCTGTCTAACATTGAGATTATATCAGGCGAACGTAAAGGTGCTGAACATTGTGGAGAGCTCTTTGCATCACATCACAATATTCCGTTATCTTTCATTTCGCCAGACTGGAAGAAGTCCCAACATTACGAGGACGGTAAAGCGAACATCGATTTCGACCATCATCAATCGATAGTAAATTATGCAAGTAAATTGCCCAATTCGTGCCTGATTGCATTCTGGGATAACGCAACTTTCGACACTAAGGATTTGATTGAGCGTGCTGTCAAAGCACAACTTCATGTATGTATTGTTAATATTCTTGACCATTCTAGCAAATGGATTTCTTAACGCAATTACAAAACGGAGGATTTAGATATGAATAATAACACAACATTCGAAACGTTAAATAGCAAAACATTAACTAAGGCACAGATTGCCAGAGCGTATAAGGCTGAAAAGATTAGCCGTAATGAAGCATTGTATCTTCTGTATTGTAACGGATTTATATCCCTGAACGAATTGATTGCTATAGAAGCACAATAAGATTCGTTCAATTTAACACCGTAATCGACGGGTCGTGATTGTTCATTTCTATGAATGGTTGCGACCCGTTCTTTTTTATTCCTAATAACCAAAAAATAAAACTTTATGGAGGTATGAATTATGTTATTAGTAAATGCACTTAAGGACAATAAGCCACGCTTCAATAAGCAAGGCAATATGAAGTTAGGAGAAGGTATCTATTCTTGGAGCAAGTTGTATGGAGATATGGATTATAAGTATCTTCTGTTTGGCGAAGAAAAGACCGTTAAAGGAACTTGCCAAGGTTGTTGCGAAGGTTGCAAAGGGACTTGCTATGTTAAGAAGTCTATGCGTTACTCAACTGTCATTGCGTCACATATCCGTAACACATTAGCGTTCCGTAACGATATTGATTGGGCGTTTGATATTCTGAATGGATTTATTGATCGTGCTAGAAAGAAGCCGATTGCAGTTCGTATTGACCAGAGTGGAGAGCTTGAGACTGTTATAGAGTTCCTGAAATGGAATGAGTCAGCATTGAAGCATCCGAAACAGCAGTTCTTCATTTATACTAAGCGTTTTGACATTGTGATTCCAACGCTTCTTCGCCTGTATGAAGAAGGCGATTTAGCACCTAACTTCGTTATCAACATTTCTATTTGGCATGAATTGGGTATCAAAGAATTCCAGCAAGTAAAGCATATTCCGAATGTAAAGGCGTTTGTCTATGATGACGGAAAGTTCGATTATGCAAAGTATGGTATCGTTCCGCAGACATGGTGTAACGCATATGGTGATGATGGAAAGTTAAATCACGATATCACCTGTGCGAAGTGTAAGAAATGTTTCAATTGTCATCCTAAATGTCAGATTATCTTCTGTCACGAACATTAATAATGGAGGTATAAAGCTATGAAGAAGAATAATAAGAAAGATATGTTTGGTTTCTGTGACGCTATCAACTGGAAAGCGGTTGATAAGGCACTTGCAGACCCTGAGAAGCGTAAGGTACTTGAGAATATCCTGTTGAAGGATGAGAAGAAAGCTAAGGAGGTTAAGTAATTATGAATAACACTAGAACTTTAGAAGACATTGTCTATGAGATTAAAGATTATTTCGAAGATAACGAAGAAGAATTCAATGAGATTATCGAAGTCATGGATAGCATCAACGGCATCTTAGGTGACGACCGTATCTATCAGATGGAAGAACTTGACGAATTGTATGCTGGCACTGAACCGTCCGAAGTTCTTCGTCGTGCGTTCTTTGGATATGATTATGATGATTCCTATATTTCGAATGGTCGTGAAGATAACGATTATGCACCGTTCAATCCGAACCGTGAGTACTTCTACTTCAACGGATATGGAAATCTTGTATCGACGGACAATATCGATTATTCCGACAAGTTAGACGACTGTTTCGTTGACGACTTGATTGCAAATCGTCACGAATTTCCGTATATTCCATCGGAAGTTGAAGAACTGATTGATGAGTATGAAGCACTTGAAGAGGAAGCGGAGTAATCCGCTTCCTTGAATAATATCATGGAGGTATGAAATCATGAAAAAGACTAGTAAGAAGCTTAATGAAGTTAAGAAAGAAAAGAAAGACGTAACTTATGTTAACTATGCACTGCCATTCACGTTCGGTGCCGAATCGAAGAAGTTATATCAACCTGTATATGATGATACTCTTCTTCAGCCTGATAGAACGTTTTGGTATAACGACAATTACGATAGATTCTAAGGAGGTAGCTTAATATGAAAAAGAAAGCTGAATATGTAGAAGTAAAGTTCTATGGTGCTGTAAAGACAAATGTTGTTATGAAACTTAAGAGGCACTATGTAGAACATATCCAACGTGCCTGTGAAGACTATTTGAAAGAGACCGAAATGATTGGTAACGAATGTGCATTCACCGACAGTATTTTGGAATGCATTTTCAAAGAAGCAAATAAATTGCAAGAACTTCAAGGAGGTATTGAATCATGATTAATATTAGAGAATTACTTGACAACAACGATTATGAAACTATCCGTAATATGGATAAAGAAGAGTTTGATAATGCTATGAAAGAAGAGCATGGCATTTCGCAAGACGAATATGAAGTATCTTATGGTAAGTATTATAAAGAAGCGTTAGACCTTTGCAATGCAATTCGTATCTTTGCAGAGAATCCAGACAATCTGGATAACTTCGAATGCTATATTGCACATCACTTCCCTGTATGGTTAGAGAGATGGGCGAATAGTCCAGAAGGTCTTGCTAATGAGTTTAATCGCTTTGCAACTATGTAAGAAAGTTCACAGAATTTTCACATTTCGATTCTGAAAGGAGGTGCTAATAAGTTCGCTTCTATGCTGAACTAATCAAACACATTAAACGATTGCTGTTCTATTCTCAATCTGTTGCTGATTGAGGAACTAATCTGCTTATGTTAAAATATGAATGTCGATGGGGAAACCCTATAAAGCGAAAGCGTCGCCTTGAATGTTAAGTTATGAATCATTTCGTAATTTGCATTCGAGGCGATTTTTTATTGCACAAAAATATTTAAGGAGGTTATGAACCTATGAATAAACCAACGTTTGTAAAGTCGTATCGATACTATCCAACATTTATCAAAGCGTTTGAAGTCGCAAATGATAATGAAACGTATGTCGTTGAGTTCTGGGAAGATAAGGACTCATGGATTGCTTGGCTTACCAAGCCTGATTATTGCATCAAAGAATATATGTTCGGATGGTTCAAAGAGCAACCAACCGCAAATGATGGTCACATCAAATGGACTTTCGATGAGTTCGTTGACCTTGTAGAGAGCAACTTATCAGACTATATCGAATTGTTCAAATCAGAATATGAAGAAGATTAAGGAGGTAATCAACTATGTTAGAACTTCACAACAACTATTTCACAACTATCGAAGAGATTCCAGACTCTGAGCCATGTGCAATGCATTCTTGCTTAACGGCAGTTGCATCTTACTTGCATGAGATTGACCTGATTGACAACACATTCGACCCTGTATTCGTTGAGTTCCACAGAGACGAACTTATGAGTGAAGAAGAAGCAAAGAAATATGCTATCGACCACAAGTTAGTCTTTGAATTGAAGAAGATTGATAAAGATAACGATTATGAATGTATCGGCGTTTATATTCCATTTGGTGACGAATTGATTGGCGTCACATCAACACGAGACGTTGAATTGGTCGAAGCCGATATCGCAAAGAAGAAAGCTTTTGTTGAGTCTGTAATGTCACAGCTTGAAGAACAAGCAGGTCATAAGGTGTCCATGTCGCAAGATGAATTAGTTGCTAAACTTGTCGAAACTCAAGACCGCAACGAAGAACTTGAGGAAGAGAACGAAGCGTTGAAATATGAGAACGAAAAGCAATCACAAGCTATTCTTGCGTATAGAGAGGCAATGAAAGAATATGTTGCTCAATTGAATGCAAAAGATTGTGAACTTGAGAAATTAAAGCAAGAGAACTTCGAATTGCAAGAAGCATTGCAACTGACGGAACAAGAGCTTGATAAAGCATTGTATCAGTTGAATAGCTATAAGGCATCAGACGCATATTTCAAGTCACGTATTGAAGAGATTGAACAATTAAAGAGAGACAATTCCGATATGGGTATGCAAGTTCTGAGGGCCAACATTAGGGCACAAGAGATTGCAGACTCATATGAAAAGTTGAAAGCCGACACTTGCGACTATGAGTATTTGCTGAAAGAGAACGAAAAGTTGATCAAAGCGAACGAAGAATATCGTAGCGAGAACGTGCTTCTTAAGAATCACGTAGCAAATATTGCATCACAGATTGAAGAACTTGAAAAGGAGGTTCGTAGCATTACCAAGCGTAAACATTCTGCCTGATGAGACTGGCTGGTAACCAGTCGAAACGAAGAGTAGCTAAGGGGGACTACTCTTCGTAGCAGAAAACCGAGTCTGCATTAAATATGAATGTATGAATTGAATGTCGAAATATAAAAATCGAATGTGACAATAAGTCACAGAAAGGAGAACGAAAATGGTAGATAGGTATGAATATTCTGAATGTTTTCGCTATCGTATTTCTATTGTTGACACTGCAACAGATGAAGTCGTAGCGGTTAAGTATGCAAAACACTTCACAGGCATCAAGCGTCGTATCGCAGTAGCACTTCGTCAGCTTGGTCATCCAAAGTATAGAGCAAAGGACAATCCGTATTTCATTTATGTCTATGATAGTGAGTTTGAAAAAGATGAAGGTATGGACCGACTGGAAGAACTTGCTATTGATTGGCCTATTGATTGGGATGAAGTAATGGAACGAGGCATTGACTTCGACGTATGGTATGAAGACATCTTGACAGATGAAGAGCGTAAAGAGTACGTCGCTTTCAAGATTTAAGGAGGTATTGCTATGTTAGATATCAAAAAGTTATTAGATTTCAACACACCGTACTTTGACGCATTCACGTCAGTAGAAACTTCACCGACGACGGTTCGTGATGATTTGCGTAGAGCAAATGAGGACCGTATGCGTAAGTGGGAACGTTACATCTTTGTCGAGACGAAAGCCACGACAGCAGGTGCGATTCGATATGATAAGGACCGTGTTCAGTCGTCAAACAATTACGATTTGACAGATGTTGTCATCAAAATGAGCGAAGCACAAGAAGCTTGGCATAACGCAGAGTTATATCATAGTGATTTATTGCAAGCGTTCACTGAGTATCTTATCAAAGCAGGTTTTGATGATGAGACCATTAAGATTTGGCTGTATCGCTATGGTAATTGCTATTCACTGAACCGTATCGCAAAGCTTCTGAACGTATCCAGAGGCAAGGTGCAGTATCACCTTGGAGATAAGTTCGAGAAGCAGTATCTTGAGCGGGTAGCGTAACGCACCCGCTCATCTATAGAACTGAACGAAATTAAAGTAAACTTATAATGAATCACCAAATTAAAGAAAGGAGCATAAAAATGCCAGATATTAATAACGTTATTGCAGAGAGTTCTGCAGTTGATAATAGTGTTGCAAATTACACACCGCAAGATAATTCCGATAAGGCTGAGATGATTGCTAGATTGCAGTATCAGCAGAAGAAAGGTAGAAAGAATAACCCAGAGTCCATCATTCGTGACGTTACGAATGATTATCTCAAGGACCTCGTTGTATCGCTGCCCGACCTTGCAGATGAAGAGACGGACGAGGCGGTACGTATCCATGATGAATGGATGGGTGCTTGTGAGTATGAGTTTGAATGTGAAAATGCGATGAGAAAGGGCAATAAGCAACAGTCTCTTCGTATTCCTACTGCCCTTCCAGGCTATGTTGCATCACAGATTGTATTGTCAACAGGTGATGTGCGTATCATGAGGACAGGTAAGGCAGGTTATAAGATTATTCTTAAGAAGTATTATCGTAATGCTTCGACACATTGGCAGTGGAAATGGGCAGGATGGTGGGAAGTAGTCGACGAAGACGACGAAACTTCTCTTCTGTTCCGTGCATTCCGTCTGTTATGTCCGTCATATGATATGAAGGACAAGAAGACGTTCCTTGACAAGTTGCGTGACGCACGTAATTGCATTGCGACACAAGATTCTAACCTTGTATATTTCCGCAATGGTGTATGGAACTTCACAGACCGTTCCTTCACTGAATATGATGACCCACAGTTCAACACGAAGTATCCAACGCAGATTTCGCTTGGTAAGCTTCCTGTGTATCATCCGCTTGGCAAAGGACCAAAGGGTAAAGTAGCTGTTCTGAATCCTGATGGAACGATTCAAGAGCCAGTCCTTAGAGACCGTGGCGACCACACACCATGGCATCCGTCACAGTTATGGACAGACCCATTCGAGATGGACACTGAAGTGGGACAAGCCTCTTCGCTGTTAATTCAACAAGCAGGTCATTTCCTGATTCGTAAGCGTAATTCCGACTTCGGCTTCTATCACTTTTGGATTAATGCGAATGGTATGGGACGAAACATGAAGTCCACGATTACCGACGCTCTCATGCGTTTGCTTCGTAAACCAGAGATTGAAGAAGGTGACGAAGACTTAGGTGACATGAGCAATCGTATCATCAATGCATCTGTTGAGGAGCTTGGTGACCCATATGTTCTTGCCCAGAATATCTTGACAGCATATGCCATCGTGGGTGAAGAGTCCAACGGTACTGTCACTTATGTAGATAGAGCATCTGTTGCAAAGATGTTAGCGAGACGTCAAGAGATGACATATAGGAATATCTATGAGAAGCCGTTCAGCTTCAAGTACGATGGCTTCCTGTGTCAGCACTCCAACAAGGCACCCATCTTCAACGAGAAGAACGATAGTATCATCAGTCACGTTATTGTCATTCCGTTTGAACACACATTCACATATCCCAGAGCGTATATCAAGCAGGACTATGTGAACCGTGACATTGTTGCATCGTATTATGCATATATGTTCACCGTAGCGATGGAACCACTGAACGAATATGATGAGCACGCAAGAGAGGTTCTTGAACCTTATAAGCGTGAGATGTTGAAGGCATCGATGACAACGTTCCAGTTCTGTGACGAAGCGTTGAGTGGTATGCCGTTGACAGTCATTCCGTTAGACCTTCTCTACGACCTGTATCAGAGATGGTGCGATTTACGAGGCGTTACAGGACGTGCCGTTGTGAACTTCAGAACGTTCCAAGAAGACATGGAACAGTATGGATTGAACAACGATCATCAGGTCAGATTCGAGCGTAAGTCTCAGCGTGTAGACCAGAACGAGCTTGATAGACCGAGCATTGCACTTCATGAGTTTGGTTCTTCTCTTAAGTATGGTGTAACGCAGTTCCGTAGCACCAATCCTGCAGAGATTAATATGAGCTATAACTTCAAGAAGGAAGCGTTCGAAGCACCGAATGGTGCGAGAAAGCAGTTCACGAGAGGATGTCTTATCAGAACTGTTCCATATGATAGTATGAACTATGATAACAAAGAAGAGCGTGAAGCATTAGAATCTGTATTAGGTTAAGTCAATTAGGGCTGGTTCATTACGAGCCAGCCCTTCATTAAAATATTCATGGAGGTATGAAGATATGAAAACTTATAAAGAATATTATGAAGAAGAGAGAAAGAAACATCCATATATGAGCGAAGAATCTTTACGCAATTTTGCGGACCTTAATTATGTTCATGATAGCAGAGCTGAATCTACTCAACGTTCACATATGAGAAAGTTCTGTGTAGAGATTCCTAAAGACACGAAGACTGTCAATATCAACATCAATATCAATGAAGCACCGCATCAAGATTGCGTATGCAATCAGATTCTTATTCGTATGCTTAATGGAAAGGAGTATTGGTTATGAGAGCTTACTATGTAAATAAGTTATCAGAAAAGATTGTCACTGAAGCAGAGAGGAACAACATGATATATGGTCATGTCAATAAGTTATGGATTCCTGCTAATTTCGAATTGATTGGCTGGTTCAAGAACCGTCACGAAGCAGAGCTAATGTATGAGTTCGTTCGTCCTATTCGAAATCGCACTAAAGGCATTGTGTTCAGAACTATGCCCAACCGACAGCCATTCAATCCGCTTCACGACTGCAATTTGACTTGTATAGGAAAGGCTGTTGCATTCAATGAAAAGGACGAAGCAACGTTTACTCACCGTATTGAACTTAAGTTTGAAAAGGGGGGCTAAACTATGAAGTATGTAGTATCGCTTATGTTCGACAAAGAACCTGAAGTCAAGAACGAAGAATATCCAACTCTGAAAGAAGCAATGCATCGCTTCAACGTAGCGAGAATGAATCCTTCTGTAGTCGAATGGGTTGCTATCAGCATCGGAGCATGGGGTTTCTTGATTGAATGGGACAATTATCATGGTATAGAAATGTTCAGAGACTGTGACGAAAATGTCGTCATGAAAGCTCTTGAATATATCAATGAAAATGCATAAAGGAGGACTTGCCTATGGAAAAGAAAAAGAACGAAGTATTGGATGGTGTTATGAAGATGTCAGAACTTGGTGTCGTGATGGCTATGAGTCCTGAAGAACGAGTCGAAGTAATGAAAGCAGGTTTCGACTATACCAAAAAGACGAGACGAATGCCTACATTATCTGAAGCCTGTATTCAGTATATGGAGACACACCATAACAGCCCACCAGATAGAGAAAAGGAATAACGGACCGAGGGATACCTTAACGGGTATCCCTCTTTTTTTTTATGCCTAGTCAAGAACGACATCCCAGAACGAGCAATTCATCGCTCCTCTTCTACTGTATTCGCTTTCGGACATGGTGTTCCGAACCTTCAATCTCATCGTTATGCTCAGCAAGCCAGAGGGTTACCACCAATCTAACAGTCCGCTCTTCAATCAAGCTGTAAATTGATACAGTGGAGCGGAGCGTGGGCTGTTAAGGTTGTGAAGGTTGTTAAACCATCTTTTCCGCTATAAATAACGCAATAACGTCACATAATAACGGAGCGTATAATAAAGCTTCGTTTGTATTGACACGTCAATACGGGGCCCCCAGAACCCCTGGGGCCGCAGGCCCCGATTCGAAATTGCCGCCCCGAAAAAATTACGAAAAATCCGCCGCCGAACCGCCGCCGCCGCAAAAATCCCAGCACTTTGGCTCTTCGTGGCTTGCCAAGGTTGCCAAGATTGTGAAACGAACTTTTTCTTTACGAACTTTCTTTACGATATATACGATATATAACATCTACACGATATATACGTTATATAACATCTACAACGCCGCCCGACGCCACGGGGCCCGAAGGGCCCGATTCGAAATCATCGTCACGAAAAATTACGAAAAATCGGGGTTGGAGCGACTTTTCGTCACAAAACTTCAGCACTTTAATGCGGTGAAGCCACAAAAGAGCAAAAAAGGCTCACGCAACGTCATTTTGCAACTTCATTTCTCTACGAAAAAGCCCAAAAACGCCATTTTAGCGTATTTTGGCGAGATTCATCAAAAACGAGGCTCGGACCGTCATGTCGTCCCGTCAAAATCGGCCCTTTTTACGCAAAAAGGCTTCGGGAGGCGAGGAAGGTCAATTTCGGCACTTTCCGACGCATCTGCCAAGTTTGTTAAGGTTGTTAAGGCAAACTTTTCTATACGAAACGCAATATTTTATAAAAAAAGAGCCGTAACGCATACAGAAAGGAGGTTGAAGGGGAGAAAAAATCGATTTTCTATGCGGATTTTTTATATCACAACTTTAACAACCTTAACAACCCTTCGTCACGTCAACTTTTCGAAACTTTTCGACATTTCTGTACGCCAAAAATGTTGCAGTAAATTGTTGCAGTACGATGTTGCAGGATTATGTTGCAGTAAAAAGCCCAACTAAAACAAAGTACAGTCATACAGTGAAACGGGATACAAAATGAATAGACCGCATACCTCCATCTAATGTTGTCTTATTCATGAAGAGGTAAGGAGCACCAGAACACAGGCTGGTGCTCCACTTTTTTCTACCATAAAACAAAAAAAAAAGAGGGACGACCGAAGCCGTCCCTCACCTTTCGATATGTTGGTGGTACAAAGAGCATACAGTCTCAACTGTACTTCGCTTGTACTACCACTAGACTTAACCAATTATACAATCTCGTAATGTTTAGTTTCTCTTCAAATACGCAGAAGAGCAATGACCATGATACTCCACGCCATCAACATTAGCAATAACGAAATACCAATCCGTACCGTTCACAGGACTATAGAATCCATAGAAACGAACTACAGTGCCTTTCGGCATCGTCACGAGGATTCTATTGTCCGTTCCTGCTCCGTTACGAAGATTCAATCCTGTCGTCACAGTGTAACGACCTGCCCTTGAAGCATCATACTTCGTTGCGTAGCCTGTCGCTTTGACAACCTTGGCGGATGTCTCCGCAGGTTTCGCTTCTGTATTCGTATTGCCATTGACAAGCTCATTCACACGAGCCTGAACCGCTGAATAGTCATAGCCTGCTGAAGTCAAAGCCTGTTTACGAGCTTCGCCGTTGCCCCATTTGCCCTGTAAGACTTCCTTTGCAAGTTCTTCAACTGACTTCTTCGGCGTCACAACAGGCGTCTCATCTTGCTTCGGCTGTTCTGATACAGAGGAAGAAGCAGGGTACTTCGGCACAATCCAACCACGGATATATCTGCCGTTAATAGCGATGGTGCGTCTCTTTACCATCTCAGAGCAGTTGCCTTCAATCAGTGTAATCGTGCCTGCATCCCTGTTGACAACTTCCACGATGCCTGTATGATCGGGAGCACCGTAGTTCTCACCGACGCCAGAATCCTGCCAATCATACTCAATAATATCACCTGGAGACGGGATATATCCGTCATTCTCTACCCAAATACCCATCTTCTTAGCCGCTTCAACAGCATAGAAGCATGAGATTTCCAACGGACATATCGAAGCGTAGCCTGCCTTGATGAATACGGCTGACACGAAGCACTGGCACCAATGCCATTCGTAAAGCATATTGCATCGTCTACACGTAGACTGATGCTCCCACGGCTTGTAATTATTGTATGTGTCGATAATCTTCTTGAAACTGCCATCTGCTTCATTACAGCCAAGCCAAGCCTGAGCCTGCTTCACGACTGCTTCACGTGCCGTCATAGTCGTGCCACCTTCTTTCGTATCGTTCTTTGCGTCTCGTTCTGCCACCAACTTATTGACAATAGCCTGTACAGCCGAATAGTCATATCCAGCATTAGTCAAACGGTTCTTTCTATCAGTACCGTTGCCCCACTTGCCTTCAAGAACTTCCTTTGCTAACTCTTCGTTTGATTTCTTTGGTGTATTGGTAGTCGTCTTGTTCAACATCGATTCATCAAACAGTGTATCCATATCCACATTGCCTGAAATACCATTCACCTTGCCTGTCGAGCCTGTCTGCTGAATGCTACACGGATAGCCTGGTTCTCCCTCATAATCAGCAAGCCACAGATGATTTCTGTAATCCTTCAAAACATCCCAATCCAGAAGATTGCGATAATAGTCCTGATTACAATAGATAGCAAGTTTTGTGCATCCCTGTGCCTCAAGACAGTCAAGAAACTCTTTTGTCAATGCAGAGCATCTGCTCTTCGATGCTTTCTCTCCTGCTTTTTTCCATGAGTCATACTCAAGGTCTGCAAAGAGCCATGTATCGAATGGGTCTAAACCTGCGAGTCTCATGTTGTTAATCATTGAAACAGCATTTTCCTTGATGGACGCTCCGTCCCAATAGATAAAATGATATACGCCAAGAATAGGGATGCCTGCACGCTTGCATCCTGCTACGTACTCATTAAACCTATTGTCAACCGACTTCCTGTATCCTTCACGGAGAATAGCAAACTGAACACCGTCAGCTTTTACCTTTGCAAAGTCAACTGAGCCTTGCCATGAAGAAATATCAATTCCTTTTAATGCCATGTCGTTCCGTCCTTTCTGTATAATTTTTTCGTAAAGTAAAAAAAGAGGGGCAAGCGTGGTGCTCACCCCTCAAACAATCTGTTATTCATTTTCGGAGTCTTCAAAATCTTCGATAAAATAGACGTCCTTTCCATCATCGTAGTTGCGTCCTGCATCGACAAGACCCTCACCAACGATGTACGCAATGACTGCGGCTCCCTGCATAATCAGACCTGCAATCATTTCAGCCTGTGACTCATGACCTGTAGCAGTCAAGACACCGCTAACAAACAGGGCAATAGCCACCCACAACTTTCTGGAAGTCAACTTTCTGATAATATCCTCTTTGCTCATGATAGTATTTCCCCTTTCTTTAATCTATGATGTCAAGGTTTTCAACTCGTTCCATCAGCCTGTCGATCGTACCGTCACCTTTCAGTGCTTTGTACGGCTCGAAATAGTATTTGCGTAAGTCGTTAAGTTCACCTGCTGAGATATGCCCTTGCTGTATGTATTGGCTACACTTCAGCTCAAGCTCACCATAGAGCAATCCACGCACGCCCTTAACGACTGCTTCAAAGTCTTCTTTACTGATTGTTCCGTTGTCGTCTTTCTTCTTTCGTTTCTCTAAGAAATAGGCGGTAATCGAATTGACTACCGCCCACACGCCCGAAGAAGCAAGCACCGCAACAATGATTGTCGTTGCATTATCCATCGGTGCTCACCCCCTTATTCTGTTTCGATACTGATTCCGTATTTATTAAGCAACGCAACTACATTTGCGTTCTCTAACACCTTTGTCTTCTGTGTCTTTGCAGTGATTGCACCAGCAAGTGTTGCGACAGCATCCGCTTCGTCATATGCAGGTGCTTCTTCTGCTACGTATTCGCTCCATCCATAGACACCAGGCTCCCAGACGTTATTATCAATGTCCGAAATCCAGTTCTTGTCGTTGTGCTTTACCTTATCGCCCTTCATATACGGATTTGTACTTTCGGGCTGAACCCAATCAGGAATGACTTCGGGGTCAGGAATAAGCACTTCAGCCCAAAGTGATACAGCATCGGAAGGGTTCCAGTCATCTTGTGCTGTATGAGCCTGCAAGCACTTGTATAGCGTATCGTTGTAGCGTACTCTCTCACCGACTTTATAGGTCTGAGATGCAGACCAAAGCGGATACAGAGCAACGGCATCAAGTGCCTGCTTATCTGTCAACGCATTAGACGCAGAGTCCATAGCGTTACGAAGTTCTTGTGCTTTACTCAACTTCATTGCCATCACTCTCCTTTCCGTACTCACCGTTCGTGATAATGTAGAGGGCTTCGGAATCCGAAATCTCATCTTCCTCAATCGGAATATCTGTCTCTGTATACGTTCTGCCAGCAGATACAGGGTCAATTGCTTCGTTGTAGTCTCCTGCAGGAGAGCCACCATGAATCATGAAACCTGCATCAGAATATGTACGGACTAAGCCGTTCTCTAAAAGTTCAGTTTTAATCATATTGTGGTTCTCCTTTCGTTATGGTCTCTCTGACAGAGGATGCATATAAGTGGCGTACTGACTCCAGTTTGTTGCAGTCTTATACGCATTTAATGAATTGTCTGGAACATAAATCTTCAGACTACTTGTTTTATTTACACCAAGTACACCAGTCAGAGTAGGCGGATTTGTCGATAAAAACGTCAATGTTGTCAGGGCTGAATTGCTCTGCATAGCATTTGCCGCAATCATTGTAAGTGTTGCAGGAAACTCAATCGAAGCAAGACCACTGCAGTAATATATTGCCCTATATTTCAACTCTTCCACAGCACCCAAGTTGATAGATGTCAATGCAGAACAACTAGAGAACGTTTCCTGATATAATGTCTTCAGTTTTGGAAGGTCAGCCGTCTTCAATTTCGAACATGAGCGAAAAGTACTGCCACCCAACTCCTCTGCATTTGGTAACGCAACATCTTCTAGCGAAGCACATTGTGCAAAGATTCCAGTACTAGATGTAGATGTATTATCAACCAATCCAGTCAGCATGGGGAAGTCTGTGCTTCGTACATGAATTAACCCTGCCTTTGAAAAACAGTTCGCACCGACCCTTTCCAACTTTGGGAGACTGAGACTATGTAATCCAGTTGCCCCATAAAAAGTGCTAGCACCAGCTTCGATTAACTCTGGCATATCGACCATTGAAAGACTGGTATCAGAGCCAGAAAAATCAGAACCTACCAGTTGCGTCAACAATGGTGCTACTACGCTTATGAGATTGGTGCAACCGAAAAAACTCGATGGACCAATACTATGTGCAGAGGGTAATTCAACATGTGATAACCCAACACAGCCTTTGAATGCACTAGACCCAATGACTGTGGCACTTTCCACAATTGGTGCAATATCAGTAAGGCTTGAGCAATTCTCAAAAGCCGTCTTACCGATTGTTGTGGCGGAAGATGCATTAACGTCAACAAGCGAGCCACAGTATTGAAAAGCCGATTCTCCAATCGTATGGACATTTGCCGCATCAACTGATTGAAGATTTGCACAACCCCTGAACGCACCGTTTAGGAACTCCTCTGCTTTTGTGACGACGTTGTTCAGACCAGAGCAAGCCTGAAACGCCCCTTCACCAATCGTAGCAACATCTTGTGTATCGATGTTCACTAAGCCATTACATCCCTGAAACGCCCACGTATCAAACAGATCGGCTTCAGGGAAGTCAAACGATAATATGTTACTTCCACTAAATGCAGACTCACCAACCACCTTTACTTTTGGAAAAGATGGTGCAGTATACTTAGGACATTCAACAAAAGCCTGTTCGCCAATGGCTGTAGCATTAGGTAAATCAACATCTAAGAGTTCTGGACTGCCATAGAACGCACGGTCAGCAATTTTACCTGTGAACTCACTATTGCTGTAATTTGTCATGGTGCCAGCCAATCTCTCAAGGAACGTGTCCGTTCCACCACCGCCGCCACCCGAACCTTCCTTTTTCGTAACGGCATCTAAGTAGTAATCGATAAATCTCTTACTCATGGTATCCACCGCCTTTCTTACGCATTGCCACCGTCTTCAAGCCATGCAGTACCTGTCTCATTCATGAAGTAGTTCTTACCTGTATCGACACAATGAATCATAGAACCAGGTGCGATATGTGCGGCGTCATTAAGACCCGTAACATCCGCTCCTGTCAAAGGGAATGTAGACGGTGTCGTATCTGCCTGAATAACGACACGTCTGATGTCTTCGCTATTCTTGCTGTACATCTGTTCCTCGTAAATTAAAATCATGGTTAAGTCCTCGCTTTCCTTATTAATTAATTAATACCATTGCCACTCGTTCGTACCACCTACACGAGCAAGTCGTTTCGAACGACCCTCTCCTCTGTTGTATGGCGGTGGGAATGGCATAACAACAAACTCAGCCCTCGATGACGAAGTGCTATGCATCAAAGCAGGATAGAATCGAGTGAACTGAACAATCGTACTCTCTTCGTCACTAGAGCCAGGTTGAACCCATCTGCAAGTAAAAGTAATCGTGCCTTCCCAGTTGTCTGCCATAACTTGCATAGTAACAGGGAAGTCAATCCTCCAAGGGTCAGCACCGACTAGTGAAGCCGCTTCTTTAATAGCCGCATACGTAGGTAAAGTGACCATCTGTCTTGCTATCGAGCAGTTAGATGGAGTAATGATTTCAAAGCCGTTGCCACTCATCTTGTATGCTTTCAAGTGACTCCAGTACGAATCAAGATAATAGCTATACACGCCAGTAGCAGGGACTAAAATACCAAACGTTCCGCCTGCACCAGCAATTGCTTTCGATAAGTCAGAGTCAGGGTCCGTCAGGTCGTCACCGATCTGGTTCTCAGCGGCTTTCTGTGCCTGCTTCTTGATGTATTCAAGGTTATTGATTCGCAAATCACCAGACTCAGGGTCCGCATCACAAGAGATTGACTCAGTGACCTGCGGTTTATACGTCAGATTAGTAGCGATGACCTTGATATTGCTCTCCTGTCCTGTATTGATAAGCAATACATCACCAGGTTCATAAGCAGGAGAAGCAACAATTGTCGCACTGCCAGGTCGGAAAGTTAATCCCGTCACAGCAGAATTGACCGCATTGTAAACATCCTGTGCATTGTTTGCATCAATAAACGGATTGTCCTTTATAGCAATCGGATTGCTCGTCTCACTCTTAATGACCGTTTCGTCTTTGTAGTCCGAGACTGTAGCACCCGTTATTGTGATATCACTGGTTCTCAGGTCGTGATTGAATGTCGTTCCTGCATGATGGGTGCTTGATAAGTCGTACCAACCAAACACCATAGTTCCACCAGAGACGTCAATTCTTACATACTGACCGACCATCTGTGCCAAATAACTGACCGCCGCACGTATCGTCATTTGGTCGTTATTCGGATTATGAATCGTAATGGACGAAGCAGAAGCACTAAGTCCAGAAATGGCAAGACCTGCTTTGTCTGCAAGCATTCCCATGAATGTTGCTATGTCAAAGCCTGTTTCCCATTGAGCATCACTAATCGGTTGTCCGTTGATACGAAGCTCATGTATCTGATATTCGTCAAGGACTTTCAACGCATCGTAACACTCGACTGTAATAAAGTTTCCTTGTTCATGGTGCTTAGTTACGTAGTAGTAGCCCATGTCAATATCTGTCGTGTTAGACGAGTTATTGAGCAAGCAACGAAGCGTAACTGCAACACGAGCATCATACCAGTTGATTCCGTCGAATTGGCCTTCGTCATTCATCAACGTGAAGTCGAAGCTACTAATGACCGCACCACCGACCGAAAAGATATCTCGTTCTGAAGTGCCGAATTGCCACTCAGGCGAGTTTGAGACGAAGTCTGTATCTGTCAGAGAACGAGAAGGAGTTTCATCATTCGGCGTATACAGAGTGGCAAGGATTTGAGGTTTTACTTCTAAGTTAAGGTCTGCATTACTTCTCATAAGCTTACACCTCGATTAGTGTGAACTGAACCTTTGAATACAAGTGACCGTCAACCCTATTAAACCACTGTTGCATAGGAGCCGTTCTATCGCCGACGTAATAAGTACCCTGCCTGAGCTGTCCTGTTGTGGCATCAGGGAGCGTACAGGAGAAAGTCTGTGCATTACCTGATACGGCATTGATAATAGAAGCGGCATTACCAGGGTCAATCATATTCCATCCAAGCTGTACTGTTCGTTTCTGACAAATCTTCATAGGATGCATGGTGCCAGCTTCGTCACGTCCAGCATCATGAGCCGATATATCTTGTAAAGTCCAAGATAATTCAGAGGGGTCAATCACGGATACGCCATTAAGGACGATACCCATGTCTTGTCTCGTCTTACCTTGTGACACATTCCATGTTGGCATATTCTGTATCCCTCCTTGTTAGAATTGTTAAGATTGTTAAACCAAACTTTTGTATATCAATATTTATATGTGAACCATTTTCTCTTTATACAGTGGAAGAGTGGTGTGAAAATTGATTTCCATGGAGGATTTTTCATATCACAACCTTAACAACCTTAACAGCTTTATAGCAGAGGAGGAGCAGGTTACCCTGCTCCCCATGCACCAAGAGAAAAGGAGATTATATCAAGCAGATTTCTCTGCAGGATACCAATTAAGTGGTAGAGAATTTCGGCGATGTGGCTAAATACTGCTTAGTATACTTAGCTTGCTGATTCATCGAAACCCTACCGAGCACGCCCTCATTGACCATCAACACGATGTCGCCAGCCGAGCTTGACAAAGCATCTTTGAACGTTGCACCAAGTTGCTCAACAATTTCTTTTCTGAAGTCCTCTGTAGGAGCACTAGACAGAACCGTACCATCAACGGCTGGCATGATTTCGCCGACGTGTTCTGTGACGCCACTGAAGAACGCCTCACCATCTTCACCGAAGTGTTTTGTGAACGGGTCGTCACCGCCACGAACAAGCCATTCAGGCATACTCTCTTCCATTGACAACGGGTCAATCTTTACAGTTGCTTCTTCCATAGCCGACTTCATGGCATCTGTCATCTGAGGTGCCACATTAGTACCAACGACACTGTCATAGATACTCTGAAGGTGTTCATTACCCCAGTTTTTAAGCGAATCGCTTCCAAACAGGTTGCCAAGAAGACTTGCTCCGCCATAGAACAAGCCAGCCCAAGACTTACCCATGTTCACAATAGAGTGCTTGTTGTACTCATTAGCCCATTCTTCGCTCATGAGGCTACCTTTCAAACCGAACAGTTTATCAAGGCCAGCCATACCATTGACGCCAGCCATGCCGCCAAGCCACATAGAGCCAAGGACCTTTGCTCCGCCCTTTACACCAAGACCGAGCAAGCTGAGCAATCCACCGCCGCCAGCCGCTCCACCTGCCGCACCTGCACCACCAAGACCAAGTATCTTAGATACAATAAAGGCTGTGCCAAGCGTCTTAATGAGCGAACCAGCACCAGAGATGAGACCTGTAATCAAGCCAGGAGCCATAGCAAGACCAATAATCTTACCGATAGGTTTCCAATCGACCAATTCGCCAAGATCTTTCAGCTTATCGCCGAGAGCAGACCAATCAACTTCATTGATTACAGCATCAATAAAGCCTGTGAATGATGCTACAAGATTGTTGATTCCAGTAGCCATTGACTCAACGTCAATCTTCTGTACAGTCTCATTAATTAACTGACCAATCTTACGACCGAGCTCAGCCGCTTTCTCAGGCTCAGAGAAGAGCTCACCAATGAAGGTGAAGAACTCATTCACCAGAGAAGCAATCAAATCAGACCATGTATCGACATTGAATGTCTTAACAGCTTCAGAGAACATCTTATGAAGTCCACGACCAAGTGCTTGTGCACCAGTCATTGCATCTTCTTCAATGTTCCATTCATTCGGGTCAACGATCGTTCCGTCATTCCACACAGGACGACCTGTTTCGTCTTTCCTTGCGTATCTTGTCTCACCAGTCGTTTTGTTTTTCATGGTATAGACTTCGGCAGTGAGGAAACCTGTGACGCCTTTAGCTATACCTTGCAGACCGTTCATTAAAGCACGACCTGCTGTATCCCAGTCAATCTCAAGAAGTGCTGATACAAAAGTTTCACCAAGGGTCTTACCTGCCTCGTAGAAGTGGATACCTGCCTCTGGGTCAGTCAACTTATCAGCAATATTGATAACCGAGTTGATTACGTCACCAATTGCTTGACCATTGGAAAGACCGTCGATACCATCAATCAGACCATTTACGAGGTTGATTGCATTCTCAGCCCACTTAGTGAACTTCTCAGCATTCTTACTCCAGCCTGCTGTATCTCTGAGCCATGCAAAGGCTTCATTGACACCTTCGCCCATCGCCTTGCCAGCACCATAGAAATCACCTTCAGAAAGAGCTTTGTGTATCTTCCTAGCAATCTCCATGAGCTTATTGGCTTCTAGTTCAGCATACTTCAGGTCTACACCAGTAAGACCATCAGCATCTTCATCAGAGCCAGAGTCATTACCATTCAATTTGTGCAGTTCATCGAAACTAAGAACAGTGTTCTCGTATTCCTTTGCCGCCTTGGTAGCCTTCTTCGTACTTGAAGTAGAATTGTCTACGCTCTCAGCAAAGTTATACTGTCCTTTGACTGCTTTAATCCACGTATCATCACCGAACAACTGCGAGATGAATTGAGACATCTGCTGGGCGGCATACGTGAGATAATCGACAAACATCGTAATGTAAGGCAGAACCTTCGCAACCAACGGTTCGAAAGCCGCTACGATTTGAGCACCGAGTGTTTTGGTGCTTACGATGAAGTCGCTAATAACTTTATTCAGCCTCGGCGACATCTTCGCCAAAGCCTTGATATTCGCCTGCAAGTCTTCGAAAATCATGCTGACGAACTTACGTCTAATACGTGTGCGGAGCATTGACAAGTAACCAGTGAAGGTCTTGTACATCTGCTTAGCACTATCGCCAAGAGACTTCTGGTTCTTAGCCCAGTCCTTGATGCCTTTACCAATCTTCGGAACAAGACTCCAGATACCAAGAAGCATCTTCTTCAACGCACCGAATGTCACGCTCGTTGTCTTCTTGAACGAACTAACACCAGCACTCATTGCATCGCCAAAGGCTTTGCCCCATCCGCTACCGAAGACATCGCTCCATCTCAGGTCGATGAAGTTCTTCTTGGTGGTGAATGCCGTTCCTTCAGACTGAGCCTTCGTGAGCAGTGCGTCATACTCTTCGAGTTTCTGACGTGCCTGTTCGATATCTAACTCAAGGTTCTTCCAAGCCTTCGAATCGACTTTCGTACCGTTCTGCAGGTACTTCTCTTGCTTATCGGAAAGTGTCTGAAGTGCCTTATATGCGGAACGATATTGCTTTTCGAGGTTCTTGAACTCATCGGTCTTGACCATGCCCTTAGGCGGCTTCAGACCTCTGTATTTGGTATTTAAGGCGTCTGTAGAATGTGCGAGCTTACGTGACTCAAGGTCAGCATCACTAACCTTCTTCCTAAGATTATCGAAGCCAGAATTAATCTGACCTGTGATATTCTGTATCTCAGCTAATACATCAGCAGAGTTTGAAAGACCACCAGCATTACCAAGGTCGTCCATTTCTTTCATAACTCGCTGTAACTGAGCATTGGCATCGTACATCTTCTGTGTATACGTGTCGTATGTGCTCTTATTCTCAGCAACAGCCTTATTATTAAGCAGAGACTGCTGTCTCTTTTCGAGCGTATTGATATTACGAATTGCTGTACGAAGGTCTTTATTGAGCTGGACAAACTCACTGTCATTTTCATTGACATTCTTCGACTGCAAGTACTGAACTTCACGCTCGATTGCGTCTCTGATATTTCTTTGAGCATCAATCTGTTTCTGCAGATTGTTATACGTCTTTACAGCATTCGATGTCGTGTTGATAACAAATGCATCACGTTTATCCGAAGCATCCTGCCAAGCTTGCTTATACTTCTCAGCCTGTTTCTCAAGAGACTTCATGTCAGAAGATACAGCAAGAGTAGAAGGAAGCTCACGCAACTTCTTAATCAAAGAATCAACGTTTGCATATGCGGCCTTTGCATCCATAGACGCCGCATTGACGATGTTACCGCCAGGTGTATGCGTAACTGTTTCTGGAATGCGACTGTACATCTTGCTCAGTCGCTCCGTCATCGCATCAGCCTGTTTCGTCACGTCATCTGTGATGCTTGAGAATTCGTTACTCAGCGACGCACCATATTCAGATATTTTCGATGTATCGAGAAGCTTTTCTCCAAGACCAAATCCTGCACCAAAACCACGTCCACGTCCCTTATCGGAAAGTATATCCCAGTTGGTGTTAATCGTATCTTTGAGGTTTGCTTTCGAATCGGCAATTGCATCAGTGACACCCTTTACGTAGCCCTTACCAGCTTCGTCGCCAAGTGCTTCGATACCAGAAGGACCACTAGGACCTTTTCCAGCACCCTTTGAGATACCATCAGCCATAGCTTCGCCGACTTTTTCGCCGATTTCTTCAGCACCTGCAATGGCCGCTTTAGCTTGCTCACTGCGTTGGGCATCTTTCTCTTCCTCAGTCAACATGAAGCCAGTATAAGGGCTTTTTCGAGACGGATCGTCAGCACCTGCCGCAATCTTACCAAGCTCGAAGCGACGTTGACGATTTAACATCTCACGACGCTCGTCAGCAGACATACCTTGAATGGCATTGGTCATATTAGCACGAGCTTCTCTATCAGCCTCAATTATCTCGGAATATTTCTTTGCACAGTCTTCCTTGAAGTCATCAATAGCCTCAAGATAAGCCCTGAATCCATTCTTAGCCGTTTTTGCTTGTTTATCTACATGGGAAAGAAATGTATCCTCATCTTCCGAAATGGCCTTGACAGCCGTTTCGCCAAGTTTTGCCAAGTGTAATTTAATATTTCCAAAATCAGTCGACTTAGAATTGCCGCCATTCGCTTTCACCTTCGACATGACGCCATTTGCTATTCTGTCAATACTGCGGCCCAATTCTATGAATGCGTGTTCGCTTTCTTCAGCCTCACGCTTTACATTTTTAAACTTTTTTACAACTTCGTCATCGCCATCAACAGTGAGATGCGTAGCAACAGTATAATCAACTCTACCGCCACCACCAGAGCTTATGTCTTTTGCGACTTCGGCCCTGCTTCGGTTATTTGATTCAGCCATTGGTTAGCCCTCCTTCCTGTACAGAATTAGAAGTAGGAGTGTTCCCTTTCTTCTTGTTTGACTTTGCCAAAAGGCTATTCATAAGGGCCTCCCTCTTGGCTTCATTGCGTTCTTCTTCCGTCCATAAGAAGCTGTACTCCTCCATAACGTTGAACTTCTGCCCACGCTGAGCAGAGAACATACGTGACAAAAGACCGACCGTCTTGAAGTTCATCATCGCTTGCGTTCTGAGGTCGTTTCGTTTGTTCTTCTCACGAACGTTTATGTAGTCCACAAGTTCACCCCAAGTCCAATCGTACAGTTCAGGGAAGGGGGCTCCTGCCCCCATTCCCTCACGAACTAAATCTTCGACGGTTAGGACTCGGTGACTTATGCGTTTTTTTCGTCAACATCCTCCTCATCGGTGAATGCACCGTCAACGGCCTTAGCGGCACGCTCGTCAATCTTCTTCTTCTCAGCTTCGGAGAAGAGGCCAGATGCACGACCGATGGAAGTAATCAAAGTCTGCTTGGCAAGCATACCAAGCATATCGTTAGCCGCCATCAGGTCAATGAGTTCCTCACCACTCTTAATGGTGTTCTCATTGCCTTTAAACTTAAGGGAGGCGTCCATAACATCGATGAAACGCTCAACGTCGTCAATAGCGTTGAAGAGTGTATTCGTGGTGTTCTCTTTCCACTTCTTCTTCAACTGGACCTGAGCACCGATACCCAATCTCAGGGATACAGGAATAGTTTCACCCTTTTCATTCTGAAGTTCGAAATCATAAGAATTAATAAACATATCTTTTATCTCCTTTTCTTAAATAATTTTTGATAGAGTAGTAATAGGTGAGGGGCTGTTTCCAGCCCCTCCAATGATTCATGTAATAGTTCCGTTATACAGTCAGATTAAGCCGCAGGGGTCATTGTCCATTCGCCAGACAGCTCAATGACGCAGTGACCTTCTGCAACAGCGTTGACTTCCTGACCAGTCAGATAGTTCGCACGAACGACACCCGAGTTGGTGAAGATAGTGCCAGAAGTACCAGAACCCTTGTCAAACGTAACCGTGACAGGGCTGGAAGAAGAAGCGTTCTTCAGAGCCTCGATAGCCTGATAGTCGTCTTCATTGAACCAGTAGTCAACAGTCCAGTTCTCCTGCTCAACCAGACCAGCCTTCTGCAAACGCACGAAAGAGCTCAGCGGTGTGCAGTCCAGACCTTCAGGCTCACCACCAAGGTCGGAGAAGCTGTGGGCCCAGGCGATAACTGTAGAGCCAATCTTGACCTCAATACCGATAGAAGTCAGAACGTCTGCGATATCGAGATTCGCAAAGTACAGAGTCTTGAAATCAATATTCATTGTCTATTCCTCCTAGTAATTTTAATCAGTTTATGTGCTGTATTTGATAACACTTAACGTTTTCTTGTTGACGAGACCTGCATAGTCAATACGCATCGTATAAAGGTCCGAAGCGATTCGAGCAACGTCGTCGCCAGAGTTACTTACACGAGTAAAGCCGAGCTGTTCGCTCATTACGTTGTCAACCTCGTCACAGAGGCTAATCAACTCTTTGCGTGTTCGGCAATACACATTGATACGCCACTTAAGTCTTACATACGCCATGTTGATTGGCGTATTGCCAACTTGAGCATACACGATGAGAGGCATATCAGGGTCACCTGCTGGCCTACTCATCTTGACGTTCTCACAGATGGTCAGGAGAGCGTCTTTTACTTGTGGTCTTGCATTTATCATAAAAGCCCTCCTTAACTATTCTGCATTAAGTCAGTGAAAATCCTGTGGTACTCTACGCCGAACTGTGTCCATTCACTAACGATTGCTGGTCCAGCAAACGGGTCGAGGGCCTCGATGTATCCGCCGTACTGCTCACCATTATCATTCGTTGCATCTGCTTTGATGTTTAAGATAACTCCCGATGTACCACCACCAAGGTCATCCACCTCATAATGAATGCTGTTCAGAAGCTTTCCTGTATCAACGTGCCCGTCAGCAACTAACTGTTCACGGGCATCTTGTACAATCTGCTCACCAATTATCTGTGCCGCTTCATACGCTGACTTGGCGGCATTGGCTTTGACGTTCGTTACGAAATGCTTGACGTATTGGTCAAGGTTCTCACCAGAATGAATGATGGAAGTAGGGCCAGCCATAATTACACCTTCTTTCTGATGTCGACACGAGTATACGAATTGAAATACTTCAATCCGACAATCTCGTATTCCTCTCCTCGGAAAGTAATAACATCGTCATAAGCCAAATCAACATCGTCATACAGAATGCAATAGAACATTCGCTCAACGTCACGACCATATTCCGCAACGTGAGCCCAGTCCGTCATAGGTTGCCACATAACGTGAATAGTGCATTTTGGCGTATCGTCCTTAACGGCTTGTTCGTCGTTGTATTCGTCCGAAACGATATGAGTACCATAGACATCATAGTCTTGCTTGAACACTTCGAAATGGTCTTTCGTAAGACCGATATAAGCATCAATCATACACATCGCCTCCTTAAATAAAGGTGACAATGCCGTCCATTCCGTCGAGCGTTGCAAGGACATCAATCACTGCCGCATCATACGTGGCGTAGATTGCAGACCCCGTCATGTTTGCAATAGTGTGTCTCACATTGCCCTCTTGGAATGATTCACGGTTGTAACCAAGTGTTGCTTGAGACTGAACTGTCGATTGGTCTCTCTGCCAATACAGCACTGCGATATCAGCAATCTGGAATGTATACGCTGAAAGGTCAGCCTCAGAATCCAGATGCAAGTAGGTGCGGACTCGTTCACTCGCTAATTCGACGTAGAAATCTGCGTCTTCTTGGCTCATGCCTGTTCGCTTAATTACTAATTCTTGTGCAGTCATTCGTCCGCTCCTTTCTATAGTCTTACAGGACGCATTTCATTCATCCGCAAGAATTAATCATTGCTGTAAGCGTCCCAGTCAAGGGGCGGATTGCTCCGCCCCATTGTCGGTCAATTACTCGCCAATGTTGGACACGATAACGCCAGATGCGTCTTCAGGGAAGAACAGCACGCCCATAGCGATAAGGGTCTGGATAGAAGCACGGTCATCAGCACGGCTGTGAGTCATACCAACGATACCAGTCTCATCGTAGGTCATGTCGAATGCATCAGCAACATCGCCACCCTGAGGAACGTATACGCCGTTCAGGTTCTCCTGAACTGTTGCATAAACCTTGCCCTTAGTGATCTGAGGGGAGATAAAGGCGTTGCCCAAGCCGAGGAAGTTCTCGACATAGTCAAAGCCAAACACGTTCTGAACAGTAATCTGAGCAGAACCAAGGTAAGTAGCAACGTCCAGAGGGTTCACGAAGTATACAGGAGTGACATCCTTGTCCTCGAAGTATACGTTCAAGGAACCCCAAGCCTGGGCAGCCGCCGCCTGAAGGTTAGCACCACCAGCCGCCGCAGTAGCAGTGTTAGCAGTAATCAGAGCGAAGAACTTATCACGAACGTCCTTACGAAGTTCCTTCATAAGAGCAGTATCGGAATCGTTCAGAGCAATCTGAGTACCGACACGCTGAATAGCCTGAGCAGTCGTAAGTCTACGATAGAAATCAAGCTCCAGAACCAACGGGTCAAGGGGTACACGCTCGACCTTGCTCAACGGAACGATGTCACCTTCAGCCGCCTGCTTAGCACCCTTGGTAACAGTCGTGCGATAACGCTTAATGACATTACCAGCCGCCATAGGAACCATCTGAGTGATACCCAACGCACGCTGTAATGTCTGAATGTTCTCTGCAATACGCTCTACGTAATCGATAGAGATTGCAGGTTCGAAGTCTGTAGAGACGTTAGTGTTCGTCTCGACATCAAAGTACAAAACCTTGAAATCAATATTCATTGTCTATTCCTCCTAGTAATTATTGAATTAATGTTTGAACAGGTTCATGTTCTGACGAATCAATTCCTGTCGTTTCTTTGGGTCTTTTTCCTTCATAATATCTGCTGAAGTGAGCTTACCACCTGTACCCTGAGAAGGTGTCTTGTGAGTAAGCTGACGCTTGACCTCGTCTTGAACCATTTTCTTAACGGCCTTTCCGAAAGACTTCACTCGGCTGTCAGTCGTGTCAGCATCCTCATCGACAAGTACAGCAATGATATCATCAGGAACATCAAGTCCGTCTTGCTTGAAGATTGTCCGTGCAGTCTTTTCCATCTCAGCAAGCGTATTCGCTCGCTTCAGGTCGTCCAGTTCTTTCTGAAGTTTGTCACGTTCTGCTTCGGCTCTCTCTTGAGCCGTCATGTTTGCTAAGCGAGTTGCTTCATCAACCTCTGCCTTAGCCTGTCTCTTCCATTTAGCCAGTTTCTTTTCGATAATCTTATCGAGGTCTGCGTCTGTGTATTTCGGTGTGTTGCGGTCGTCACCGCCATTATCGTTATCGGGCTTATTATCTGGGTTTGTACCCTTTCCAGCATCTTGCTGATTTCCCTCTTGGTTGGCGTTACCGCCATCCTCATCGAAATACAATCTCAAAAAATCAAGGTAATTCATGTGGTATTCTCCTTCCTAATTCCATGTATTGTTTTACGAGGTTAATGCTCCCTCAAAGTTATTAGCCCGTATAGTTTAATGTCTTCACGGCTCGGACGTTGTATTATAAAAGCTTACGCTAAATACATAATGTTGTGGGGATAGCTCCCTGCCAACCCCTGCATACAGTAGAGAAATGCGTCGACCAATGCCATCGCATCAGTCGTTAAGTCTTTCGTTTCGAGTGTGAAGATACCAGGCTTCAATACGAAGTCAGGGTCTTCATGTAGACGTTCCGTAATGTTCTTGATAAGTCCGACTGTCTGTGACGTAATCATGGCACATACTATCTTATCGCCAGCATGGCCCATCAAATTAATAGTCGTATCATTCCTCGTTACTCGTGTCATTCGTCTCGTCCTCCTTTTCTTCATCAACACCAACTTCAAGTCCTTTTGCTTCCTTCGCAATCTGTGACAACTCTGCGTCCACATCCTCAATGTCGGACAACATACTGAGCTGTCTACGCTTCGAAACGATACCATTCAAACGACCAACCGCTTCGGCTTCATCCTGTACGTTAGCAGGATAATTCAGAACGTGTACGTAGCGGAGTTGCGTCCATGCATCCTCAGCAAGCGGTGTGACAGGATTGGAGCACATCAGCTTGTAGTACTGATTCAGGCCAGAAGCAAACTTACGCCATTTACGTGCCGCAAGGTTCGTCATCGGTAACAACTTATATTTAAGAGCAATACCAGAAGACGTTGCGAAGTTGTCGTCACTGATATTACAGACCATAGCAACCGTGAAGATCATGTTCTCAATACGGTTGAGAAGATGTTCCTGTGTATCGTCGTCTGACGGTTTCTGCAAGAACTCAATAACGGCTTTCTCAGAGTTCGTACCCTTTGCGTTGATTGTTCGGTTCTCACGCATGAACTTCAGCGTTTCCTTATCAATCTGCATTCCCTGTATCTTGAGATAAGCATCTGCAAAGTAATCGACATCATTGGCTTTCTCCGACAGCACCTTGTTGTAAGTGTTAATCAGAGGAAGCACGGACTCGAAGATGCCCGTCCTTGCTCTGTTCTGTACGAACTCAACACACGGTACGCCAGCAAAGCCATGAGGATACTCTTCTAACCAAGTAACGTTACCACCCTCTAATGAGAAATAACGAATAAACGTATCGTCAGCTACCGAGCCGACACGAACGTTGTGCGCGTTCTTATACGTTCTGACGAAGTATCTCATACGTGGCGTAATTGACTCGTTATAAATCGCAAAGGATTCCATCGGGTCTAAGTAAGCGGACCCAATCTCGCCGTCCTCGTTCACAAAGATAATCTTGTAGCCTCTACCAAAGATAGATACGATGGTAGAAAGCTCTGCGTTGACATCGTCACTGTCGTTATTGTCGTCCGTATCGTTAATGTACTCGGCGACTGATTCGTCCTCGCATTCAACCTTGATTGGGTTGCCGAGGAAGAAACCTTCAAATGAATCAACAATGAACTGTGCTAAGTTAACTGCAACACGGTTGTCAGGCTTCCACGCCGCCTTAGGCTTCGCATGGAAGATATCATAATCATTGTTGTACGCATTCCAGAGAGGTAAATATCTCTGGTTCGACTTTGTGTCGTTCTTCTGTATATACTGCTTCAGGAGTAAATCGTCCAGTTCCTGGTCATCAGCAATACGGAAGATATCTATTGTAGCCATTAGACAATCCCTCCTATCAGTATTTCATCTGTACACAATACCGTCTTGTCACAGATGGTACGAACAAGCGATGCGGCACTATCAGGTGCGTCATCGTGCTCAGCGAACTCTGTGTAGTCAAGTATCTGTGCCATATAATCAGGGTCAGTAGAACGTAGCCAGTAGATTCGTGACCAGTTCTTCTTCAGGAACGTAGCTATCTTTATATATTTATTTGTACGCTCGGCATAGGCGTTCACGAAGAACCCTAAGCCCTCTAACTCGGTGGCAAGGTAGCCCTTATCACCATTCGTCTCGCATTGGATTGAACCAGCACGAAACAGCTCATGTAGATGGGCAACGTCTGAAAGACATTTATCTACATGGTCTTGCCACATCTTGCCATACGCAATGATGCGACCGTCCTTAAGCTCATGCATGATTGTATACGCTGTGTAATCGGAACCACCGTAGGCCGCATCGATTTGAGCTATACCATCATAAATGAGACGTTCTGCATTCTCTTCAGTACAATAGTTGGGCGGTCCAAATAAGGCCTCCTTGTCCGAGATATGCTTAAGCTCATAGTTTGCCGCATAAAGGCTGGCTGACATACTCTGTCGAAGTTCTTCTTGCTTCTCGGGACTAATGAGGCCCGTGTCATAAACGGTCCATCTATGCTGATTCGGCATCAACGGCTCGTCAGAGTCTTTTCGTTTAGCCGAAATGCAATCTTCTTTATGCCATGGGGTGCCTGTGTTGAACAGTCGTCCGCCACGGTTCTTAATGTTTTGTAGTTCTTGATACTGTTGTTTCGTTTGTTCACGTTCAGCACGTGATACACGGTCCTTCAAGGTCACAATATCGTCAGTGAACAGGTAATCTGCGTGCTTACCTGTGATTGAGCCGTTAAGACCCATGCCTTGAAGCTGTGCTTGTCCTCTTGCCCCTTTGTTCAGATTGGTGTCAATCTTATACGCCGTGGCAGTTGTGAGTTGTAAATCAACACCGTAAAGTTCCTTAACGATGTACTTGAAGACGTCCGTCTCCAGAATCTTACGTGTCTGAAGGACTATCTCAATCACATCATCGTCAGTTTTTCTGATAAAGAAAATCGTCTTGTTCGGTTTCAATACAATCAGAAGTGCGAAAGCGAAGGACAAGCAGGTCGTCTTGTATGAACCACGATGTCCGAGTAAGGTATAATCCTCTTTCTCAAGGACCATCGCTCGTATCCATTCGTTATGCAGGTCCGTTAACAGGTCGAAGCCACATAAGTGTGCATACTTTACTGGGTTGTCACGCAATGAACGAAGAAGTTTCTGGTTCATAAGCGTGCCCCCTATTCATCGTCTTCGTCCAAGATAGCCTCAATGTCAGATGCTGTAGTGGCAAAGTCGTTTGTGATCGTTGCTTCAACCTTCTTAATGTAATCGCCGTCCATCTTGTTGAGTAAGTCAATCGCATTCATACGCTGTCTGATTGGCTGTTCCTCATTCAGTGCGATATGTGTCAGAAGCACCATTCTGTCGTGACGACTCAGAATCGAAGGATTCGATGCATCATTCAGCTCGTCAATTCGGTCCTTAACCTTCGGGTCGTTGAGCGTTTCGTTAGCTCTCGTTTCGACAGATGCTTCTTGCCAGTTCAGTGAATTAGGGAATGCCGCACGATATGCCGCAACAGGCGACAGGCCATTAGCAATACCCTGTGCAAACTCTTCATGTCTCTTATTGGTAAGTGCAGACATATTGTTCAACTCCCTTCTTTATATATTGTGTATAACGTGTAGATGTTATATATGTTGTAGATGTTATAGTTAAATTTTTTTAGGGCGTGAAATCCACGCCCTATTTCTTAATTGTCTTTATATGCTTCATTCAGTGCCATAATAATGACACAAGTAAACAAGAACAAAATCATCAACAGCACTGTAAGTCCTACAGCAAAGATAAGCGGTGAGAAGACCCAGAACCATGACCAGAGGACTACGCCTGTACACTTCAGCACCACAAATACAGTAGTGAGAAGTAAGCAGAACTCATACAGTCCAAAATGGAAGGTGTTATTCGTTTCCTTCATCTGGCACCTCCTTTGCTGGCTCGAAACAGCCGAGCATAAAGCCCACGCTGTTAATGAACTCGTCTCGTGCAATGTCAATATCAATACGTGAGTCAGTCTCTTCGTAAGCTGAAAGTGCCGCCAAGTAATGGTTCATTAGAACCGTTGCGGCTTGCTCCATTGCGTTCTTCAGAGCGACTGTCTCTAATAAATCTATAGGTTCATTTTCCTTAATGAACTCCATATACTCTCGCTCATCTTTTGTTACAGGCGGAGGATTGATGAATAATTCATTAAGTGGATTCTTCATTCGGTCATAAAGACCTTTCGTTAAATCAGTTTCTTTCTCCATATGTCTCTCCTTTCTCCTCATACCAAACGTGTTCTATGAGACGAATTGAACTCAGCCTTGGTCGGCCTGTCGAAAGACGTTGTGAAATACAACGCATTGTCTTTGCCTCGCATACCTCGAATGTATGCATCTTCGATACGTCCAACCCATTCCATGAAGAATCCGTCGTACAACTCGATACGCCAAACGAGCTCTTCGCCGTCCATCGAATCTTTATAGAACGCACTGAAAACCTCGTCCTGGTCTTTCGTTAGCGGATTAATCTCGAAGCAGTATCCGCTAGTCATTCTATGTTCAATATACACGTTGGTAAGTGGCGAAGTGTCCAAACAGCAAGGTTCGTCTTCCTGCTCTGTAATACTTGCCAGATTAAACAGCTCGGTGAAACGAACGTCTGTGCTCTTTCTGCAAAACAGACGAGCCGTACCAGGCCGCTCTGCATTCAAATTAACAATAACGGCAATCATGCCGTTCATGTCATCAGGATCGATGACCTTTCCATACTTATCCTTAAAAATTAATGGCATTCTCCTTCTCCCTTCTCCTTCATTTCGTAACGGTTTCAAACACAATCTGTTGTGGCAAAATGTCTTTGCACAAATAAACAGAACTAAACGGCGGATTCAGAGACGGCTTTTCGTCTTCATAACTCTTCAGATATGCAATGCGTTTATCCATATACATAATCTCGAAGGGATTATCACGAAACATCTCGAATCGTGCCTTACTTTCAAACAAACCAACAACACCAACAAGCATTGCAAACGGTTTGCCTATCTCAAACAATCTATTAAACACTTGCGTTTTCATTGAGTACGGTGGATTGCTGATAATGTAATCGCAATCAGGTACATCAATAGAAAAGAAGTCTTGTCCATTGCAAATATGCGTTGCTATAACGTCATATCCTGCTGAACGAAACATCTTTACAAAGTTGCTATCCTCTGTATCGAACGGACACCAGATTCTTGCTGGTGGGTTGGGTAGATATTTCATTAAAGGTGATACAGCAGAAGATGGCGTGTAGAACTCGTCGTTGTGGCTATTTGCCACTTTATCCAACTTCAACTGCTCACCTCCTTGTCTCTTCTCTTAAAAGGGGTTGAGGGGGCCTCCGCCCCCTCGTCGGGTTCAATGTTATTTCGATAACTCAATCTCACAATGTGACAGTCATATGCTGTATCTCATTATCAAACGTGATAATGGGATAGCTATTTGAAGCAGGTTGGTAACCGTTTCGATTACCGTAACCTGTATAGCCCAATGCTGACGCAGTGTTCACGAAGAGTCGTTCTTTCAGAACGGCTGTTCCTGACTGCGGTATTACGTGGAACGATTGGTCTTTATAAGACGCTGGAAGATGCGTGTGACCAATGATGAAGCAGTCTGCGTCAATGATTGACCCAAAGTCTGCTAAACCATTAATCTTTCCACCAGGCTTTCTTCCTCCGCCGTGCCCATGATTTACGTAGATAGAATAGTTCATGGGGCGTTTCTTGTCCTTGCGTAAGCCGAATCGTAAGAAGATTAAGGCACTCGTGTCTGAATACAGGTCAGGAATGCCAAGTTCGGTTGCAAGGACTTGCGTCATGTCGACTCCGACTGACTTACCAATTCGTTCTTCATGATTTCCTGATACAACGCCAAGAACTTTGTCCTTGATGGGACTTAACAGTTCGTAACAGCGTTGTAGTTGTTCTGACGGCTTGATTGCTTCGTTGTAGAAGTCACTCTTGGACCCAGCAATCGCCGTGTTCATTAGGTCTCCTACTAAAATGGCGTAACGATTTTCATTGTTCGCTACGCCGTCAATTAGTGATTTAATTACAGTTTCTTTTGATGCAGGGTCTCCTATGTGGAGGTCTGCAATCGGAACAACCTCTATCGGTCTATCGTGGCAATCAAGCTCATGGACAAATCCTTTCATTGTATCCATAAGCGTCCCCCTTATTCGGTTCGTATGCCCTTAGGTCGCTTTTTCTTGCATTCCATACAGGTAGAAGAACCTGCTGGATTAAGTGTTCCGCATTTGCAGGTCCATGGACCTTCAGGCACGTTGAATTGGTTCAAATCGATTGCCGATTCGAACGTGGTGCTCTTTGTCTTGCCCTTGTAAGGCGTTATCGGTTCGACCTTCTGCGTGTCTTCCAAAGTCTCGACAAGTCGTTCAGTGGGTGTCGGTTCGGTAGCCGTGAGGTCTGACGCAATGCCATGTAGGGCTTCAATAGCTCGGTCCAATGCTTCGGTTCGAAGTTGGAGGTCAGCTTTAAGTTGCTTTAATTGCTTTACTACTTCTTCTGTCGTCATGTTCTTTTCTCCTTATTAGTTTGTTCCTTCGAGATACGCAACAAGGCAGAGAGCCTGTGTTCTCTCTGCCCTGCCCGTATTTCTTGAAAGGAGGTATGAAGTATGAAGAAGAGAAGAAAATGGAGGTATGTGGGTAGTTCTCGGAAGGAGCATTAATCACTGCCAAAAACCACTTAAGATGTATCATCTTCTTTTCCACATTATCATTTTAGCATATTGGGTGTATTAACAATAGACGAGGGGGTAGTTTTTAGGTATTCTTACTACCTCATCTTGTGTGTGAGACTACCCAGAGGCACTAATACTAGCATTTCGAACGTATGTGACAAGCTGTGTCACGGAAGGTGTTGTCACGGTGATCACGCAGTGTAGTGACAGAGCGAACTTATCGGTGTTTAATCACTACTTGTCACCACTTGTCACTTAATTTTCGTCTCGAAAATTTTGTACCGTTCACATACTTTTAGCTAGTATTAGAGCCATAAAAAGCCTTCAGATGCCCTTGGTGGGCATCGTTCAGGCGTAAAACAAAAAAGGGCATAAGGGGTCGTGACGCAGATGTCGAAACGACATACTGCGGTCTGCAGAGCAGACACTCCCCCTCACTGTCGCTCCGCTCGGCCTCTGCGAGGTGCCCAGACACTGTATTTCATACAGTGAAAAAATAAAAGGTGCGTAAATTGGACTTTTTCGGTCCATTTTATGGCCAATTTAAGTCCAAAAAACGCATCAAAAACTACGGTGCGAAAGGGACGGTGAGTTTTTGTGTCGTAAAGTGGACCAGTTAAGTCCATTTTATGTCCATTTTAGGTCCAGAATACGCACCGAAAACAAACGATACAGAGTGAGATGTGGCTGTGCCAGTAAGTGTGAGTCGAAATTGGAGGGGCGAAAAGGAACGTGACGGAATGCCCCGAAACGAAAAAATTCGCAAAATTTTTCTGCGTCATAATAAGCTCAGAGGCCTAGTCTGTAGTGACCATGGGGGCCCTATGGGGTGGCAAGACAGTCCGCAACAAGACAGGCCATCACATGGGGGAAGGACTGGCGAAACGGAAGGAAGAAACATAGAATAAAGAGCAAAACCAACGGAACGAATCAAGTCAGCCCATCACTTCGGACCGTCGCACGGCGTAGCGTAGCTGTCGTCACGTCCCTGTCGCCTCGTCTGTAATGAAGCGAAAGGCTGATGGAAGGATTGAAGAAGTGGATTGGCGTGAATCAGAAACACGCCAATCCCTGTATGTTTCGTTACGTCCTCAGTTGCGAGCTGTCGTAAATAGGCATCCTTGCATTTCGGAACGATTGAATGTCGTTACGACAGCACATCGCAACGTCAGAGATTTCGTTTTGTTTGAATAATGATACGAAGGAAGAAAGGTGTGAAGGGTCGAATCGAAGTCGGCAAGATCATTGCGATACGTCAAAGGAATGGCCGAATTGAATAATGGAGCGATAAGGCAGAACGCCCCGAGAGATTGCGTTGCGTAGCTTATCGTCACGTAAGATATCGAAACGACATGATAGTGTGATTAGTCGTTGAGTTCAGAGCGTGGCACATATCGCAACGAGTTAGAGTTCGCAACAGAGCCCGATGGGCTCTGCTCTGGCATTTGTGCGGTCTAGGCATCTTCGATGCCGTCGACCTAAATAGTCTTGTGGTGATAGCGATACATTTCGTCACGACAAAGAATGGAACGTCAAATGTCGTTATCTGTTGCGATATATGATGGAACGAAATGCTGATGGAGCGAAATGGAATGCATCTATGTGCATTTCGGTGCGTACACATCGGTGCGTCTGCATACAGTAAGGAAGTGGCAGGG